CATCTTGGAGTGGGTCAACTAGACTTGTTCCTTATATAACAAATACCAGTGCTACTAATCAGAGAATTGCAATTACAAAGATAGCAGTTGTGAAGGACTAAAATGCCATTTCCTTTTACCTTTCCATTCTATTTTGATGATATTCTTATTGGTATTCTTCGCTCGGAAACTAACACACGTGCTACTCTAAGCCTTCAATCTCAGATAAGTTTAATCCTTAAATCTTCAACTGATACAGCTGCCCGAATAACACTTAATACGCAGGCAAGTTTAAGTTTACACTCCAGCACGGATACAAGAGCCGACCTCACTTTAACACTTCCTTCTGTACCGATTACCCTAGAATTAAGGTCGTCTTCCAACACGAAGGCAGACATTAGCTTACAGATACTCGCACAGGTAGAATTGAGGTCTTCCACAGATACGGCTGCAAAGCTAGATTTATCTGCTTTAACCATATTAGTTGCTAAATCGCAGACTGAGAATAAGGCATTATTAGGCTTATCTGTTCAAATCGCCTTAGAATGTCAGTCTTCGACCAATACGAAGGCAGATTTATCATTTGTCAGTCAAATTAGTCTTGAATTAAACTCGATAACCGATACTCGTGCTGCAATCGGTCTAGAGGTTATCCCCCAGTTAGAATTAAGGTCAGCAAGTGATATAAAGACAGAGATAAGTCTCGATACCCTAGTTGCCCTCGGTCTATTGAGTAGTATAGATACAAGGGCGACGCTCGCTATAGCAGCGACCTCTCAATTATCGGCAAGAAGCTCAACTGATACGGAAGCAAGGCTTGAATTAGGCACTCTGGTTATCATTGGGCTTAGGTCATATACCGAGACCAGAGCAGATATAGCGATAGCGATTCCTCAGATAACAAGTATCACTGGAAGGTCATCAACTGATACTAGAGCAGATATAAGCCTTGATACTCCGATTACACTTACTCTGTTGAGTAGCACAAATACAAGGGCAACCTCTGTTCTGGCAACGGGAATTCAGTTGTCAGCGTGGAGTTCTACCGATACAGACGCAAGGTTAGGGCTAATCAGTTCAATTACTCTGGCTATTAGGTCATCAACCAATACTAAGGCCGATATAACGATTGCCATTATCCAGATAACGAACATTACAGGAAGGTCGTCAACTAATACTAGGGCTGACCTAGGGCTTAAGACCCTAATCTCGTTATCTCTCAAATCTCTATGCGATACGCGGGCTGACCTTATTCTAGGGGTAGCGGGTGTAATAACATTGCATTCAGCTACTACTACGAGAGCGAGTTTAATTCTCTCAACTCTGATTGCCCTTGAATTGCGGTCTGTGGGATTGACGTGGGCTGACCTAATCCTAACAATAATTTATGCTACGGAACTCGAATTACGCAGCTTATCACTAATAAGGGCAACGATTCAGCTCAATACATTAATAACTCTACTTCTTTTAAGTCGGACGACTACTAGGATGGCCTTATTGTTAGAAATTGCTATGCGTTATCAATCAATCACGATGGCTATGCCAGAAAGAGAATTAATTATGGCAATACCTGATAAAGATTTGATAATGGCTATGCCGGACAGAACTTTCGGATGGAAGGTGAGACAAAATGGCTGATTTAACTATTCAAAGAGGCGATTATGGATTCTATATTGAAGGAACATTAACAGATGCGAATGGATCAGTATTTGATTTGACAGGTTATACATTGACATTTAATGCCTGGGAAATGGGAAAGTGGAAAAAACCTATAGTTCAAGGGACCGCTAATACAGTCGTAGCAACTGAAGGAACTTGGAGATATCTTGTTGCCCAAAATGATTTCATCACTGAAGGCGAATATTTGATAAATATCCGTGCTATGCAAACGGGAGCACAAGAAACGAGCCAGAATTACATGCTTGAAGTCAAGGAGGCACCATGAATTGCTATGCTACATTAGATGACTTAAAAGCTCTCCTGAAAGTGACAACTGCGCAAGATGATGAACAATTATTAAGACTTCTTAAGGTTGCTTCTAGGCAAATAGAGCAACCGAGATTAGCAGGTCGTTATTTTTATTGTTATGATGGGACGAAGTATTTTGATGGTACTGGGCCTGTCTTCTGGCTACCTGAAGATATACTCTCGATTACTACCCTGAAATGCGATACTAACGGAGATGGGACATTTGAAGACACTTATACTACTACTGATTATATTCTCTATCCCCTATCAAGTTATCCGAAGATAAGACTGGAGATAAACATCAATGGCAGTTATGCAAGCTTCGCTTCGGGAATACAGAAGGGAATAGAGATAACCGGAGTGTTTGGATATGCCGATTCTGCCACGCCTTATGAGGCAAAGACAGCCATTAACGAAGCATCAGGAATTACAGCAAGTCAAATCCAATTTACTGTAGATTCTGGAAATGAAATTGAAGTCGGCCAAACTATCAGAATAGAAAGCGAGCAGATGTTTATCACCGACATTTCAGGAAATGAACTATATGTCCAGCGAGGGGTAAATGGCACAATGGCAACTACTCATGCAGATGACAAAGCAGTCTATGTATATAAATATCCAGAGGATATTACTCATGCGTGCCTGATTTTAGCCATGAGAGCATGGAAAAGGAAGGATTCTGCTTATCAAGATATTGTAGGACTTCCAGAAACCGGGCAAGTCATATCTTCTAAGGGTATTGACCCCGATGTGGCTGAGTTAGTCGCTCCTTATAGGCGTCAGGAGTATTGGTGATGATTGAAATTGTTGGTAAGGAACAGCTTCAAAGAAAGCTAGATGTTGAAACTGTTACTAAACCTATCAGTGAAACAATCAGAAATATTGTTATTTGGATTCAGAATCATATCATGAAGTCAACGCCTGTAATCACTGGGCGCCTAAGAGCCAGTATTACCCATGAAATTAACGAATTCGAAGGGCGTGTTGCTACAGATGTTCAATATGCTCCGTTTGTAGAATATGGGCACTCTCAGCAAGTTGGAAGGTTTGTCTATGCCATTGGCGCAAGATTAGTTGCTCCTTGGGTGCCACCATCAAGGGTAGCGCATGAGACATCAATGAGGATAAGAGACATCGGGCCTTTTACCTTTACATTCCAAGAGGCCCAAAGACAGATTCAGGACTGGCTTAAGGAAATTGAACTAAATATCGAGCAGAGGTTCGGATAATGGGAATGCTAGATATTGCAGATGGAATCAAAACTAGATTGCAAACTATTCATGGTTTAAGAATATTTTCTACTAAGGAATTACCAGATACAATTAATCAGTTCCCGGCAGCTTTAATACTGCCTGGGGATACGAGATACACTACCGACTTCTCAGCAGATGCAGACTATAACTTTAGGATTATTTTACTATTCAGTAAAGCAGATACACCTTCGGCAATCAATAAAATGTTGCCTTATATTGCTACCACGGGAGACCAATCAGTGGTAGCAGCGATTGAAGGAGACACCACGCTTGATAGTAAAGCAGAAGATTGCAAAGTTATAACTAATTTGGGAATCGGTAATACGGTTTGGGGAGCGGTGGCTTATTTATCTACAGAATTTCAAATACAAATATGGGCAAATAATTAAAGGAGGTGCAATATGGCACGACTTAGAGGCTGCGGAGGCAGCGTAATTGTTGGGACAGGGACAACGGGGATTGCGGGTATCAGGGAATGGACGCTTGATTATACGGTCGAAGTATTGGACGGCAGGGGATTTGATGATGCTTGTGAGCCTAATCCGGTAATAGGGATGAAGACATGGAGAGGGTCATTTAGGGGTTTCAAGGATGGCTCGCCTATTGCTGCCACCGAAATGCACACGACAGTTGCTGCTCAATTCAAGGAAAGCGATACCACGGGCCAGGTCTGGAGTGGAAGCATCATGATCACTGCCATTCATCCCCGCGTGGCGGTTGATGGCTTGGTTGAATATTCGTACGACTTTGAGGGCAAGGGAACACTCACTATTGCTACAGCATGATATTAAATGAGCAGATTGCTCTAATTGCCAGAGAAACAGGATGGTCTTTAGAGTATATTCGTGAGCTACCACTTGCTCAGCTTAATAGTCTGACCGCGGAGATACTTTATCAAAAAGCCATCGAAAACTATCGGCAAGCCTATAACTCTGCTCTTATAGTTTGTACTTTAGCAAGCAGTAAATCCCATCATTACAGTCCAGAGGAAATTATCGGCGAAATGCCTGAAAGGAGCAGTATGAGTAATAATGATTTAGCCAAGTCTCCCAAAATAGATAAGATTATTCTGGCAGACGAGAAGGAATATGAACTTACTCCAATCACCGCCAATATTTATGCTGAATTGGAAGATAAATTCGGCAAATCTACGGATGAATTGTTTGACGGCAAGATTCGGTTCAAGGTATATCGAGCATTAATATATCTTCGTCTGCATAAAAAGTATCCTGAACTAACGGAGGAACAGGTTGGCGAGCTATTAACCACAGATGCACTATTAAAATCTAAAGGTGAATAATGGCAAATGTTCTTGAAATCATTGTAAAGGCAAAAGACGAAGCATCGTCAGTCTTAAACACTGTTAGTACCAATTTGGAGAAACATTCCAAGGAATGGAAAGCTGTTGGCATAGCCATGACAGCCGTTGGCATAGCGGGTCTTAAAATGGCATCTGACGCACGCAAAATGAATGCCGATTTAGGCTATACGGGGCAAATCATTGGCATCACGACTGACGAAATGCGGGCTATGGCACTAGAGTTAACCGATGTTACATTCGGGCTTAAATCGGTTACGAACACACTTGAATTATTGGCTCGTGCCGGCGTCAAAGATAAAGATGTAATGAAACAGAATGCCCTAGCATTTGATGCCTTAGCCGATGCTACCAAAATGGATGCTGAAGTTGTGGCTGATATTCTCATCCCCGCATATAAGATGTTTGGTCAGGAACTTCCTAAAACAGTTAATGAGATGGATAAATGGACTTATCTTGTGACATCCACGAACGTTTCATTAGATGAATTAGGTTCGCTTATAGGCTATATCGCCACTTATGGACAGGATTTGAATTTAACAGCAGAGCAAGTTGTCGTGATGATGAAAGCGATGGCTGAACAAGGAAGGGATGCGAGCGATGCAGCAAGTCTATTAAGGACAGGGATTAATCAAGCCGAGGGGAGCCTTGAAAAACTTTATCGGATTCTTGGCATTTCTACGGATGAAATAGAGAAATATACTAAAGAACTTAGAAATTCAACAGGGATAACAAAAGACCTTGCTAACCAGCAAATGAGCCAATATACGGTATTGGATAAATTAAAACAGAAATGGCAGGAATTGACATTAAATCTAGCGCCTGTTTTAGAAGTTCTCGAACCAGTATTCTCAGTGATGAGTGCATTAGGGCCAGCATTATTAGCTGCCGTATATGTTATTCCTAAATTGGTAACGGCTTTTCGTACATTACGACTTGCCATGGCAGCAGCAAGATTAGAAGCTATTGCCATGTGGGGAGCTATCACATTGGGAGTTAGCTTAGCAATTACCGGGATTATTGAAGTTATTAACCGATTAAAGCAAGCAGACCAAACAACTGAAGAATATAATCAATCGCTCAAAGATCTTGCTATCACGATGAAAACCGATGCTGCATCAGCAGCTAATACTGTAACATCTCATATTCTAGCTGAGAATAAAGTTGCGATAGATGCAATCAATGAAAGGCGGAGATTATGGAAGGAAGCTC